TCGCAACACAGCAGTTGTTAGAGCGAGACGCACGAGGAGGAACGAGGTATGTGGAAACAGTGTTCGCCCACTGGGGAGTACGGCCGCCTGATTTCAGACTTGATAGGCCTGAATACATTGGTGGCGGCAGCACCCCGGTTATTACCGAAGCAATCCCGCAGACTTCTGCGACAGGCCTCACGGGAGGCACTACGCCAGCAGGCAATCTCGCTGCAACTGGATCAGCTCGTGGCAAAAATGGATTCAGCTACGCCGCAGTAGAGCACGGCTACATCCTGGGACTAGTTAGTGTGAGAGCAGACCTCACCTACTCACAGGGATACCGGAGACATTGGAGCCGCCTGACCAGGTACGACTATCCATATCCGGAATTCGCACACCTGGGAGAACAGGCCGTACTCAGCAAGGAAATCTTCGCGACAGGAGACGCGGCCGACGAGAACGTGTTCGGGTACATCCCGAGATACGACGAATGCCGCCACTTCCCAAGCATGATCACGGGTCTCTATCGACCGACGGCGGCAGGAAACATCGCCTACTGGCACAGCAGCGAACTATTCGGAGCAAGACCGACACTCGCCGCCGCGTTCATTCAGGACAGCACGAACCTGACAATCGAGCGCAACTTCAGCGGAGGAGAAGAGACACAGGGACAGCAGTTCCTGGCGGACTTCCTATTCACGGGAAGGGTAGCTAGACCACTGCCGACACACGCAGTACCGGGACTCACGAGGTTCTAACTATGAACAACATGCAGATATGGGCCATCTTCTTCGCGGGAATCGTTTCGATCAAGGAACACCCGCGAAATGAGAAGGGAGCGAACATCAAGGAATGCGCCGACATCGCGGACCGGATGTTCTTGGAATACCGAGCACGGAAAGAGCATGGAAAGCTCTGGGAGGAGAAGTTATGTGGGCTGCAATAGGTGGAGCCGCACTAGGCCTGGCAGACACGTGGATGAGCTCGAGCAGCGCTCACCAGGCCAACAGAACCAACATCAGACTAGCGAGGGAACAACGTGACTTCGAAGAACGCATGTCCAACACGGCTGTACAACGCCGTAAGGCAGACATTGTTGCCGCTGGATTCAACCCACTCCTCGCGGCAACAGGACCTGGCGCTGGATCACCGAGTGTGGCCACACCCACAGTTGAACCTGTTTACAAGGGTGGAGCAGCCAAGGGAATTACAGAGGCGCTTGTCGCGCAAGAGCAAATCCGAAGCATGCGGATCAACAACCTCAACACCGCGGCGCAAGCGCGGCTGACAGATCAAGAGGCAAGAATCCGAAAGGTAGACGCAGACGCCAAGGAACGCTACGGCGTGGACATGAAAGACTGGGAGTATCAGAGCGCGGAAGTGAAACTCAAGAGCCAGAAAGCAGCGCTTCAATCCATCCTGCTCGCAAACACGAACAGCGCGCTGCAAAACGAGAAGTTAGATCGAACGATGGAAAAGCTGATTCAGATGGTGAATCAGCAAGCCCGCAAGGATCAGTTAGACCTAGAAGCACTGGAAAACGTCGCCAGTATCGGCGGCGTTGAAGCAGGCAAGATGAGTGGAGTGATGAAAATCCTGATCGATCTATTCCGAACCATGAAGGACGACGACTGATGAAAAAAGTCATACGAGAGGAGATTCGCACCCTCGACAAGGAGACGGGCGAAATCATCGTCACGCCAGCCGTGACCCAAGAGGTCTATCCACCAAGGAAGTTAGAGCGTTTTTGGAAAACGCAGTACAACCACGACACAGACCAGGAAGCGAGAAGAACGGCAACGACAGAATTCGGTGAGTCACTCACCGAGCAAGCCCCGAAAGACCAGGTGGACATCAATCACATCCTGGCCAAGTTCGGCATCGCGAACGTCCTGGCCACGAGACCACCAGGTGGAAGCTTCCTGGATCTACCAGACGACCTGGACCTGAGATCCGCGCTCCACAAGATCCGAGAGGGAACCGACGCCTTCCAGCAGCTACCGCAGAACATCCAGCAGCACTTCGAGACCATGGAGAACTACCTGGACTACATCGACCAGGCGCAAGCCAGGGGCGACAAGAAGGCACTGCAGAAGATCGGGGTGTTACCCCCCGACCCCCCACCGCCGGCGCCACCAGCGCCGCCAGAACCGGCGCCACCCGTAGCGCCGAAGGAGGCTCCGCCTCCAAAAGCCTGACCCCGTAATCGGTGTCAGTCAGCACATTTGGTAACAAGTAACCCAATGTGCTAAACCAGGCCTGGGCTGCCCCCGCAGCCCGGGCCTTCTACTAATTGACAAAGGAGATCAGATATGCGTCGGAGAGCACTCAACCGCAAGAAATTCGCAAGGAAATTCAACCGAAAGCATGGGCGGACAAAGGCGATCAACGTCGCCCCGCCCATCACAAGAGGCGGTTACCGCCTCTAACTACCAATGGCCTGTTACACACCGTTACCGGCCACGCCCGTCCCGGGCAAACGTCCCCTGATTCACGCGAGAACACGCTATGTCCCCCGACCGGGGGACATCTATCTACCATGTGGAAAATGCATCGGCTGCAGAGCCGACAGACAGCAAAACTGGGCAATCCGTTGCCTGCATGAGAGCCAACTACACCCAAGAAACTGCGCGCTGACGCTTACATATAGCGACGACCCTAACTACGAGGCAGTTGCCTCGCAAGACCGGGCTTATCAACATCAAGACATGTTGATAACCCGGAAATCCGCGCGCGAGTTATCCACCGCCGCTCCGAAGGGCCTAGATGGGCCCAATATCGCGACCGTGGGTAACTCGCGCTTAGGAGGAAGAGAAGAGGTCGGCAGCTTAAGCATTAGTGACCATCAGAAATTTATGAAGAGATTAAGAAAAGAGGTAGGTGTAGTTAGATTTTATATGTGCGGCGAATACGGCACCAAACTAGAGAGACCCCACTTCCACTATCTACTGTTCGGGTATGACTTCCCGGACAAGTACTATTTCAAGAAATCCCTGAGCGGGACAAAGCTATACCGATCCGAACTACTCGAAAGCATATGGACGGCGGGACACGCCTGGATCGGGGAAGTGGATTACGACACCTGCGCATACGTGGCAGGGTACGTGATGAAGAAAATGGATGGGCCGAAAGCGCAAGAGCACTATCGCCGCACAGATGAAGCAGGCAACGACTACTGGTTAGAACCAGAATTCAACCAGATGAGCCGACGCCCAGGCATCGGCAAGAAATGGTGGGATAAGTACTCAACGGACGTCACCGTAATCGACAAAGTAAGACACAACGGAAGGGAACTTCCGGTACCGAGGTACTACGACAAACTACATGAAACGGCCGATCCCGTCGGCCTAGCTACCGCAAAGATGATGAGGAGATTCCGAGCGGAACTCAAAGGAGGTCAAGACTCAACACCGAGAAGATTGTTAGACCGAGAACTGGTCCATAAGGGCCGGTTGAAACTGAAGAAACACACACTGGAGTAGACAATGCAAACTCTCGAAATCGTTCAGATGCACGACACGAAAACGAACACCTGGAGCATTCCGCACTTCGTTCCCTCAGTTGCGGGGTGGCAAAGAGCCGTCCAGGACGAGATCAACGCGAACAGCAGCACTCAGCCGTTTGCGAAACATCCGGAAGACTTCACGGCATGGAACACCGGCACCTGGAACGACAACGACAACAAGCTGGAATGGAAAAAAGACCCCAAATTCCTCGGGCAACTCTCAGACCTGGTAATCACACGGAGCTAACTACATGCAAGTCAGAAACATGAAACAGCGCTCACTGCCAGCGCATCAGTTCTCGATGAATCCGCGAGCACCCGTGCAGAGAAGCAGCTTCGCGGTAAGGCAGGCAGTCAAGACGGCGTTCAGCGCCTCACTACTGGTACCTATCTACTGTGAAGAAGTGATGCCAGGAGACATGTTCAACATCCGGTGCGACGTAGTAGCGCGCACAGCAACACCAATCGTCCCAATCCAGGACAACTGGACGATGGACTTTTTCTACTTCTTCACGCCAAACCGAATCAACTGGGAGAACTGGGAGAAATTCCTCGGAGCCCAGGACAATCCGGGAGACTCAATCGCGTTCACAATCCCTCAGGTGGAGAACACAGGAGGCTACGCAATCAGCAGCCTGGGAGACTATTTCGGTCTACCTACCGTAGGGCAGTTCGGAGGAGCCAATGAACTCTCAGTGAACGCTCTACCCTTCAGGAGCTACAACCGCATCTACAACGAATGGTTCAGGGATCAGAACCTGGTAGATAGCGTGGACACACCGACAAACAACGGACCGGACGCATCAAGCCAATACACGCTCTTGAATCGCGGAAAGCGATTCGACTACTTCACCGCCTGTCTACCGTCACCACAGAAAGGAACGGAAGTATCGATGCCGCTGGGAGGAACGGCACCGATCATCAGCACTGGACAACTCATCACGTTCACCAACAACGCACAGACCCGACAGGCCGGACTACAGATGACATCAGGGACAGCCGTCCCAACCTGGAGCAACGCCGACGTAGCCGCGTCGAGTGACGCGACATTCGGAGCAGACGGCGCAACCGTCGGCGCGATCGAAGTGAACCTGGCCGCAGCAACAAGCGCCAGCATCAACGTGCAGAGAATCGCGATCGCAACACAGCAGTTGTTAGAGCGAGACGCACGAGGAGGAACGAGGTATGTGGAAACAGTGTTCGCCCACTGGGGAGTACGGCCGCCTGATTTCAGACTTGATAGGCCTGAATACATTGG